GAAGGTAACATTACTGTTGCTCCAATCTACTCCGCTGGCAATGCTCTTGCCACTGTGGTGAGCCTGCCCGGTAACAGCAAAGCCGTGACTTTCGTTGGCGCTGCTTCTGGCACCTACGCTCAAAACCTCGTGTACCACCGTGACGCCATTGCGTTCGCCACTGCTGACTTGCTCCTGCCTCAAGGTGTGGACATGGCTGCTCGTGCCGTTCACAACGGTATCAGCCTGCGTGTGGTTCGCCAGTACGACATCAACAACGACCGTATGCCTTGCCGTGTTGACGTTCTGTACGGTTACAACACGATTCGTCCACAAATGGCCTGCCGCATGTGGGGCTAATCTGAACCGAGGGGCTTCGGCCCCTCTTTTCCGAACTCAATTCTCGAAAGGAAATTATCATGGCTCTCCCTAACGGCGCAGGTGGTTATCAAGTTGGTGCGGGTAACCGTTCCGAACCTCTCATGGGCGCTTTTGCAGCGCCTCAAACCGCTACTTCCACGGCTACTCTGACTGCTGCTCAAATCACTGGCGGTATGTTGGTTGCCAACCCCTCGACATCGGCTGCGACTTACACGCTGCCGACTGCTACTCTGATCGACAATGCTGTTCCCAACGCCACTGTTGGCAGCACATTCGATCTGAACATTGTCAACACCGGCACGTCTTCTGGCGCTGTCACGTTGGCAATGGGTACAGGCGTCACTGACGGTGGCAATGCCGCTGTTGCTGTTGCAATCACTTCCAGCGCCGCTTTCCGGTTCCGCAAGACCGGCGATGCTGCTTGGACCGTGTACAAGATTGCCTAAATCTTGAGCAACTGGTAAAACGGGGCTTCGGCCCCGTTTTCACATGGAGAATCACATGAACATAGTCCTCGTACACCCCATTCACGGTGCTAAAGTTGCCATCAATCAACAAGAGATGGAAATGGATGTCAAAAACGGCTGGTCGGAGTACAATCCTGATACGCCCGCTGAGGTGGCACCAAAAGCAGAGAAGCTTGTGCGTAACAAGCTGTCTCGCAAAGTGACCGAACAACCCATCGAACAGCCCAACGAAGTCCCATCTTTTCTGACTTCGGCAAGCGACGAATCCGAAGGAAGCTAACATGGCAACAACCGCTGGCGATCAAATTAACCGAGCCTTGCGCCTGCTTGGCGTACTGGCCGAAGGCGAAACCCCGTCAGCGGCGACCAGTCAAGACGCACTTCTGGCAATGAACCAGATGATCGACTCGTGGAACACCGAGCGGTTGTCGGTCTTTGCAACCCAAGATCAAGTTTTCAGTTGGCCCGCAGGCGAGATTCGCCGCACCCTTGGCCCCACTGGTGACTTTGTGGGTAACCGCCCAGTCCTACTTGATGACGCCACGTACTACCGCGCCCCCAGCGGCGTGTCGTATGGGATTAAGTTCATCAACCAAGACCAGTACAACGGCATCGCTGTAAAAACGGCCACGTCTACTTTTCCGCAGGTTATCTTCGTCAACGAGACATTTCCCGATGTCGAGATGTTCATCTACCCTAAACCCACACAGGTTTTGGAGTGGCATTTCATTTCGGTGCAAGAGTTGACGCAACCCGCCACGCTTGCAACTCAGTTGCATTTCCCACCCGGGTACATGCGGGCGTTTACCTACAACTTGGCAATGGAAATTGCTCCTGAATTTGGTGTTGAACCCTCGCCACAGGTTCAGCGCATCGCCATGACCAGCAAGCGCAACCTCAAGCGAATCAACAACCCGAACGACATCATGAGTTTGCCGTACGGTGTTGTGGCAAACAAGCAGCGGTTCAACATTTACGCTGGTAACTTCTGATGAAAACGCCCATCCTCGGCTCATCCTACGTGGCCCGCAGTGTCAACGCTGCGGATGCCCGCATGGTCAACCTGTTTCCCGAAATCATTCCCGAGGGTGGGAAAGAACCTGCGTTTTTGAATCGCGCCCCCGGTCTTCAACTGAAAGTTGCTGTGGGTACCGGTCCTATTCGCGGCCTGTGGCAGTACAACGGTTACATGTACGTGGTCAGTGCTGACAAACTGTACAAAGTTGATTCTGCTTATGCGGTCACATTGCTCGGTACTGTTTCCGGGACTGGACCTGTCAGCATGGCCGACAATGGCACTCAATTGTTTGTGGCTTGTAATGGCCCCTCGTACATATACAACGACAACACAAACGTATTTCAGCAAATCACAGACTCAGATTTTCCGGGTGCTGTCACTGTTGCTTATTTGGACGGATATTTTGTCTTCAATGAACCAAACAGTCAAAAAATTTGGATCACCAGTTTACTTGATGGTTTGAGTGTGGACCCGCTTGATTTTGCCAGCGCCGAAGGCTCTCCTGACGGTGTGGTTGGCATTATTGCTGACCATCGTGAAATCTGGGTGTTTGGCACCAACTCGGTCGAGGTTTGGTACAACAGTGGCAACGCTGATTTTCCGCTTTCCCGCATCCAAGGTGCGTTTAACGAGTTGGGTTGTGCTGCACCGTATTCGATTGCCAAAATGGACAACGGTCTGTTCTGGTTGGGTGAAGACGCCCGAGGTCAGGGGATCGTTTACCGAGCCAACGGTTACACAGGTCAGCGCATCTCGACACATGCCGTTGAGTGGCAAATCCAGCAGTACGCAAACATGTCCGATGCCATCGGCTATACGTATCAGCAGGATGGTCATAGCTTTTACGTGTTGATTTTTCCGCAGGCAAACACGACGTGGGTGTATGACGTTGCAACGCAGGCATGGCATGAACGGGCCGGGTGGAACAATGGTCAGTTCACTCGCCATCGCAGTAATTGTCAAGCGTTTTTCAATGGTGATGTGCTGGTTGGTGATTACCAAAACGCAAACATTTATGCGTTTGACCTCGACAACTACTCGGACAACGGCAACATCCAAAAATGGCTGCGGTCATGGAGGGCGCTTTCCACCGGTCAAAACAATCTCAATCGCACCGCACAGCACAGCCTTCAGCTTGATTTAGAAACTGGTGTTGGTATTCAGACAGGTCAGGGTAGCGATCCGCAAGTCATGCTGCGCTGGTCAGATGACGGTGGTCACACTTGGTCCAACGAACACTGGGTGAGCATTGGTAAGATTGGTGAATATTATCGCCGCGCCATCTGGCGACGCTTGGGCATGACTCTAAAATTGCGCGACCGAGTGTATGAGGTTTCTGGTACTGATCCTGTGAAAATTTCAATCATGGGTGCCGAACTGCTGCTGAGTGCGACGAATGCCTAATCCGTTAAACGTCCCAATCACGCCACCACGGGTTGCGTTTATCGACCCGCGCACAGGTAATGTATCGCGTGAGTGGTACATGTTCTTTTTGTCACTGTTTACTTTGTCGGGTGGCAGCAGCGTGTCTTTGGATGACCTGCAAAAAGGCCCGCCAATGCTTACGGTGGACGAAATCAATTCCATCGTCAACAAAGCCGGTGAAAATTTGCGTCCGTCTACTGAAAGCGTGGTTGATCAGATTGCGGAATTGCGCAAACAAATCGAAGCACTTCAGCTTCAGACTCGCCCCGAACTAGGCACCCTGTCGGCAATTCAACAGGACAATGTGCCGTGGTTGCAATTCGACACCACTCCTGCCGGTTACCCGACAGGTCCGCAGGCCAATGGTACCTTGTACTGGGATGATGCTGACAGCATTAAAACGCTGAATATCGTCATGGAGGACAGCGGCGAGGTTGTCCAACACATTGGTGAGGAAACCTACTACCGGGTCAAGGCCAGCGCAGCAATCACCAATGGACAGGTTGTAATGTTCACCGGCACTGTGGGTGCCTCTGGTGGGTTGCTCGGTGCCCCAGCCACCGGGCTGACGGCCACCCAGAACGAATACATCATGGGTGTTGCCACCCAAGACATCGCCGAAAATGGCTGGGGCTACGTCACTTGGTTTGGTGAGGTCAAAAAGGTAAACACCACAGGCGGCGCGGAGGCTTGGGTCGATGGGCAGATTCTGTACTACAACCCCGCAGTGCCCGGGGGTTTGACCAAGTTCGTACCTGCTGCGCCAAACCCCAAGGTCATCGTAGCATCGGTCGTCAATGCGGCCACCAACGGCATCCTGTTCGTGCGCCCCACTTTTGGCTCGGCGTTGGGTGCGACTGACTCCAACGTAGAAATCACGGGGCTGGCGAATGGCGACATTCTCCAATATGACGGGGTACAACAACGCTGGGAAAACGTGCCCGCTTCGACGTTGCCTGTTGGAACAGCCACCAATCTGGCAGGTGGTGCCGCTGGGTCGCTTCCTTATCAGTCTGCACCCAGTGTTACAGCGATGCTGGGAATTGGCGCGTCGGGGAGATGGCTTGGGTCATCCGGCACTGCGCCGCAGTGGAATGCGCCAGCCGCACTCACTAAGACAGATGACACAAACGTCACGTTGACGCTAGGTGGTAACGCCAGTACGGCGTTGCTAAACGCTGCGTCACTGACCCTTGGTTGGATAGGCACTTTGTCCACCACTCGTGGCGGTACGGGGCTAAGTTCTTACACGACTGGTGATCTACCCTACTACGCAACAGGTACCGCCCTGTCAGCACTTGGGATTGGAGCCGCAAACACAGTTCTTACATCATCTGGCACTGCCCCGCAGTGGTCTACTGGTCTTGCGTTGACCAGCGCCAGCAGCATTCAGGTTACGGATAACACAAATCCTGCGCTGCAAATTACTCAACTTGGTACCGGGCTTGCGTTGCTGATCGAGGACTCTATCAGCCCTGACGCGACTCCGTTTGCGATTGACGCTACTGGGCGCACTCTGATTGGTCTTTCGACTACGTTGCCGATCCCTTTGGGTAATCCGCTTCAGGTGTCGCAGGCTGGCACATCGGGCGGCGCTTTTGCTCGATTTACCGCTGACGCAACTGGCGCAGATTTGCGGTTTGCAAAATCGCGCAGCACCATAAACGGTACACTCGGCACCATTGTTGATGACGCAGATAACCTTGGCGCAATTCGGTTCTACGGTGACGATGGTTCAGCTTTTCGGCAAGGTGCCAGCATCTCGGCAGTGGTTTCCGGTACACCGGGAGCCAGCGATATGCCCACCTCGTTGGTCTTTTCAACCACTGCGGATGGTGCATCGACGGTCACCGATCACATGTGGTTGTTGCCAGCGGGTCAGTTTGTCCTGAATCACACGGCAGCACTGACCACGCGCATTGGAGGAACCAATGCAACGCCCGATTTGCAAGTTGTCGGCAACTCTTTGAACACGGCGGCGTTCGGCCAGTTTATCTACACCAACTCTGTCACTGGCACGTTCCATTATTTGTCCAAGGCCCGAGGTACGGTCACGACCCCTTTGGTGGTGGCGGCAGGCGACCAGATCGGTGCGCTTGGGTTCTCTGGGCACGATGGCACACAGTTTCTGGAAATTGCCCGCATTCAAGCCTACTCGGACGGCACCCCCGGCACCAACGACATGCCCGGCAGATTGTCGTTTTTCACAACCGCCGATGGAGCAGCGGCAGGCACGGAAAACGCTCGTCTGGATAACAATGGCGCGTTTCTATTCAAACAAGGTGCGCCAACAGCGGTCAACGCAACGGCCACTTTAACCATCGCCCAGATTCTTTCGCGGATAATTACATCCACCACCGCAGCGGCTGTGAACATGACGCTGCCCACTGGTACGGATGCGGACGCCGGGTTTCAAGCGTTGGCAACCAACCTTGCATTTGACTGGACAATCGTGAATACTGGACCCAATGCTGTGACTGTGGTGGCGAACACTGGTCATACAATTGTTGGATCGGTGACCGTGACAGCGGGAACCTCTGGCACATTTCGCTCCCGCAAGAGCGCAACAAACACGTTCATCACGTA